TACCGCTGACGGATTTAGACCTTGGTGGAGAATTGATACTCAGGTATACCACATTGGCGATACAGAAAAAGCAACAGGTAAAGAACCTAAACTTATAGTTTATAGAGTAATACCATATCTCGCACACGTAGCTAATGTAGCAGTGCCTAACGTACCATCACCAGGTATTGCTCAACTTAAAACTGAAATTGTTAAACAATATAATTATATCTACACTGGAAAAAATGTTGATGTACTAAAATTTGACATAGAATATTCTGCATCTTTTGCAACAGCAATGGCAGCTAATCCATTAACAGCAACCGCTGACGAACAAAGAAAAACAAGTCAAGGCGGAACAAAAGAACAAAAACCTACTCCATCCATTGCTCCTTTGCCAGACGGCGCTACAAAGGCCGCACCGGGCGGAGTTGATGATGCGTCAACTGCAAAATTTAGTCTTACAACATTAGCAAGCCAACTTAAAGGCGGCGGTGGCCCTGACTCACAACTTACACAAGCGGCCAGATTATTTCATGATGCAATATGCGATGGAACTGATATGATTCAATTAAACATGGAAATTATTGGCGATCCATATTATATCATACAAAGTGGCAGTGGAAATTATACGTCAAGCCAATCAAGCCTTAATTTGAATACAGACAGTACTATGAATTATCAAAACGGCGAAGTTCATATTCAAGTTAATTTTAGGAGCCCTACTGATATTAATCAGTCAACTGGGTTGTATAATAACATAAGTGCCGCAACAACTCCAGCACCGTTTACCGGAGTATATAAAGTTGTGCAAGTTGAATGTAATTTTAAAGATGGTAAATTTACAAATACATTAACGGGTAATAGATTAAGAGGTCAAGGCACTGGCACTGGCGCCGCATCGACGTTTAGTATTAGTAACGTTAATCTACAACAAACCGCCGATCTTATTAAAAGTGCAGTAGGACAATAACAATGACAGATAAAAGAGTTGACTATGCACCATCGGGAGAATCTAAATCTGAATCAGGCCCGTTTTTAGCAAGAGTTGTAAACAATCTTGATACTACCTACATGGGAATTTTAGAAGTTGAAATTCTAAGACCAGCAGGCGGCAATTCAACAGCAGGCGAACTACTACAGGCAAAGTACATGAGTCCGTTTTATGGAGTCACTAGTACAAAGTATGTTCAAAAAGATCCCGATGATTATAATAATACACAAAAGAGTTATGGTATGTGGATGGTTCCACCGGATGTAGGTGTAACTGTAATGGTAATGTTTGTAAACGGAGATCCTAAACAATGTTATTGGATTGGATGTGTTCCTGATATAAACATGAATTTTATGGTGCCAGGAATAGCCGCTACACAAAACGTAAGTGGAGGAACCGGCGATAGGGCACCGACAGCCGAATATAATAAACAGATAAACGATTCTCCTAGCGACCCAACACAACTTAAAAAACCAGAACACCCATTAAAAAAGATATTTGAAACTCAAGGATTAATTAAAGACGATATTCGCGGTCTTAATACAAGCAGTGCCAGACGTGAATCGCCTAGTATGGTATTTGGTATTTCAACTCCTGGGCCAATCGATAAACAGCCTGGCGCAAAGAAAGGCCCAGTGGGACGTGAAGAATATACCAGCCAACAGTTTGTTAGTAGACTAGGTGGTAGTACATTTGTCATGGATGACGGTGACGATAAGTTTTTAAGGATGACAAAAGCAGGAGATGGTCCTCCAACTTATGCCGCAGTAGAACAAGGAGACACTAGCGGAGATCCAACAATTCCTCACAATGAATTATTTCGAATTCGTACCCGAACCGGTCATCAAATTCTTTTACATAATAGTGAAGATTTAATTTATATTGCGAATAGTCGTGGTACTGCTTGGATAGAATTAACTAGCAATGGAAAAATTGATATCTATGCAAAAGATAGCATTAGCTTACACACAGCAAATGATTTTAATATTACCGCTGATAGAGATATCAATTTCACAGCAACTGGTGATATTAATTTAAATTCTGGAGCAAACATTAATCAACAAACTGCCGCAGATTTTAATGCCAAAATAGGCGGAACAGCTAAAATCAACCCAGGTGGCGATTTTCAAGTGTTAGCCGCAAATACAGCTATAGACGGTGGCAACATTAATCTAAATTCGGGCGTGGCTACTGCCGCAACTCCTACGCCTAAAGCTGGCAGAATTCCACAAACTGAACCTTGGCCTGGGCATGAAAATTTAGATCCTACTAGCGTTACTCCAGATAATACTAAGGCTACTACTAGCCCAACAACACCTACTCCGGCAGCGTTCGGCATGTATACCACAAAAACAGATACCTTTAACAAGGTACAAGGAGGAAGTTAATGGCTTCAATCTACAATAAAATTACATTACCAGCCCGTCCAAACACTAAGATAGCTGGTTCTATGATGTATAGAGGTTTTAGTACTATAAACACTAATACAGAAAACTATGCATTGTATGATTTTGAATTAATAAAGCAAGATTTGTTGAATAATTTTTATGTCCGTCAGGGTGAAAGATTAATGAATCCTACATTTGGTTGTATCATTTGGGAGTTGTTGTTTGAACCTTTAACGGAGGAAGTTAAAGATGTTATTTTACAAAATGTTAATAGCATTATTAATCTTGACCCCCGAGTACAAGCTAGCAACGTAGTGATAACCCCATATGATACTGGGTTACAAATACAATATACATTAAAGTATACACAGTATAATTTGCAAGAAACAATACAGTTAAACTTTGATCAAAACAATGGTTTATTAATACAAGCATAAAGTACGTAGATAATTTAAACCAATAAATACTGATATTAGGAAATATTATGAGCTCAACAGATAGACAAAATAACCTGTTAGTATCTGAAGATTGGCAGAAAATTTATCAATCATTTAAGAACGCAGACTTTCAAAGCTACGACTTTGACAACTTGCGCCGCACAATGATTGACTACATTCGTGTGAATTTTCCAGAAGATTTTAACGATTATATTGAATCTAGTGAGTATCTTGCGCTTATTGATCTTATAGCATTTGTTGGGCAAAGCATTGCGTTCCGTGTAGATTTAAATGCTAGAGAAAACTTTTTAGAACTAGCTAGTCGCAGAGATAGCGTGTTACGTTTAGCACGTATGATTAGTTATAATGCTAGCAGAAGCGTTGCATCGTCTGGTTTATTAAAATTTAACAGTATTAGTACAACTGAAAATGTATTAGATAGTAATGGTATTAATTTATCTGGACAGTATATTACTTGGAATGATCCTAGTAATGCCAACTGGTATGATCAGTTTATTAAAGTAATTAACGCCGCGTTGCCATCAACTCAACAGTTTGGTAATCCAGCCGATTCTGCATCTATATACAACATTCCAACAGCACAGTATAGATTTAATCAAAATAGTACAGATATTCCTGTGTTTAGTTTTACTAAAACAGTAAATGGCCGTGTGATGACATTTGAAATCACCAGTACTACATTTGCGAATCAAACTTACATTTATGAAGAACCGCCAAAAGTGGGTAATAAACTAGCATGCGTATACTCCGATGATGGGTATGGCGCTGGAAGTCCTAATACTGGATTCTTTTTTAGATTTACCGAAGGTACTTTAAATCAAAGTACATTTAATGTTTCTCAACCTAGTAGTAATCAAACTATTGATATTAATACACAGAACATTAATAATACTGATGTATGGCTATATTCATTAAATCAAAGCACTGGTTTAGAAGATACATTATGGACACAAGTTCCAGCGTTAACTGGTAATAACATAATTTATAACAGTTTAAATAACAACATTAAAACTATTTACAATGTAATTACTCGAGCAGGCGATGCAGTTAGCTTAGGTTTTGCTGACGGTACATTTGGAAAATTGCCACTTGGCAATTTTAGAGTTTACTACAGAACAAGTAATAATCTAGCATACACGATAAACCCATCAGACATTTTAAATGTAACAATTAGTATTCCGTATACTTCGTTATCAAATCAAATTGAAACATTAACAATTAGTTTAAAATTACCATCGACTGTATCTAATTCAGTTGTTTCAGAAAGTAATGCTAGCGTTCAACAAAATGCACCACAAACATACTATACACAAAATCGTATGATTACTGGTGAAGATTATAATATTAGTCCTCTTTCTATAACACAACAAGTAGCTAAAGTAAAAGCTATTAATAGAACTAGTAGCGGCATTAGTCGATATTTTGATTTAACAGACCCAACAGGAAAATATAGTTCTACAAATTTATTTGCCGACGACGGTATAATATATCAAGAACCGTATGTATCTACAACTAGTTTTTCTTATGTTACTAAGACAGATATTGAAGGTATAATTTATAATACAATTTTTGAAATTTTAAATGATCCAGCATTGCGTAATTTTTATTATGCAAATTTTGTTAATACATTATCAGAAAGTCTTAAAATTTCTTGGAAAAATGTCACATCTGATAGCAATAGTTCTACAGGATATGTTGCTGATATTACAGACAGCAAGCCTCTTAAACTAGGTTCTTATACCAGTACAGATTTAATTTATTTTACAGCCGGCGCACTAGTTAAATTTACAGCACCTAAAATTAACGGAGTGCAAAATTATTTTGATACTAATAATCAAAATGCACTAACGACTGTGCCAACTATTAATGGAATACAACAACCTGTACCTAAAGGTGTAGTAAGCTA